CAAGTCCAAAGAGTTTTGGTGGCTGCTTCAATTTGTTGTTTTAAAACCCATCTAATTGTTTTGTAGTTTTTAGTCATTGTATTTATTATATAGCTTTTTTATTCCATCAAAGCAAGTTGATATACAAGAACCACAGTTAGTTCCTGTTCCGTAATTTGTATTATAAATTGTATTGTATAATTCTATCATCTTTTTTTTAGCTGCTACATTTTTTGCCCTGCCTGTTTTTAAGTCTTTCCAAAGGTCTAGTATTTCATCTATCATTTCTTGTGGCAAGTCAGCAGGAGCTTCCATCACCATACTTTTACCCCAATACTTCTGCGGACATTCCATTGGTGCTATCCTCGCCTTGATTTTCATAAAACAAAGACAGCGTTTACATTGCCCTAACGTCTTTGAATAGTAAACACACGCTTTGCAGATAGCCATTCTATCTTCATAAATATTATCAGGAACAAAAAACTTATTCATCTGTCAATTCTTTTTTAAGTATCTCTCTTACTTTGTCTATTGTAGTGAAAAGACTATTCCGACTTATCCCTGTTTTCTTGGCGAGGGTGTCTAGGGTATTACCTTCATAATAGTATAATTCAAAAACCTTCCTGTCGTACCAATACAAGTCATCCAAAACCAAATCAATAGCGTCTAGTTTTTTAAAACCTATATTTTCAACAACTTCTTCAGGTATATTGTAAAGGCTCTTTTTAAGCAAGTCGTCTTTTCTTGATTTCCAACCATAAGTTGCGTTACTTGAAATAGCATCAATATGAGTGTAGTATTTATTATACTGATAATAGAAAGGACTACGCACACTTGTTAAAGCTCTGCGTAAAACTACTGCACCGTATTTTGTTATTCCTTCTAATCCGTCTTTGGTATATATTTTTTTTAAAGTTTCAGGGTTCATTTGGAGAAAGTAAAGCATAAGTTCCTGCACCGCATTATCAATATCCGTTTCATTTTTTGTAAGTCCATAACACATTGTCTTAAATTTATCAGTCAGCTTTGATATTTCAATGTAGATTTTATTCACTTGTTTCTTTTAAGTTATCTATCTTATCCACTACATCACCAACCATTTCATTTAAGACTATCTTGTATGCCTTGACTGATGCCCTATTCCTATTAGTTTCTACTCCTGCAAAAAAGCCATTTGTAGCAATAGATATATTTATAGGTATTATCATTAACCAATCGTACCAATTATTTTCCTTCACTCCTGCTCCGTAATTGTTATGGTATTCAATAATTGTTTCTACAACATCTAGGTAATTATTGTATTTAGGTTTTGAACTTATCTCTTTTGAAAACTCCTGGCACATCATTATATATGTTTCAATGATTGCTTTATGTTCTGCACTTGCAAAAATTGGCTTTGTCATCTGCCAAATTTAAGAAAAAATTTATTCTATTCCTTTTTCTTTTTTTAACTTTTCAACAATGGATTTGTAATAAGCCGAAAAATCTTCGTATTCTACCCTAGATATTTTCCAAGTTTGCTTAGCTAAAATTTGCAGTTCTTCTGATGTTCCTTCACCGTATTTTGCATCTAAATTTATAGCAAACTTATATTGTTCTCCATAACGAAAAACATTACAAGCAGCACATTGAACCTGACAATTTTTTAAATCCCACCGAGTAGTTAGGTGTTTCCTGCTTTGAAAGTGTCCGTTTTGCATACCCGTCTTATAATGACTAACCTTGTTGCACGTGAAACATTGCACTAACCCCTCAGGAGTTGCATCTCTTAGCCTTATGAAAAGGCTGAACCATTTGTCTAGTTCTTTCTTTAGTTTACTTATAGTTTTTTGCAATATACTTTTGTATTATGTGTATCTACTGTCCAAATATCTACTTCATTATGTTTTACAAACCAAATTCTAGCAGTAGCTTTTCCAAATTCAATTTTCTCAATAGGTTGGATAAACATATATTCTGAAACATCTTTGTAAATGTTATTGTGAGAATTATAGTTTACCATTAAATATTTTGCATAAGGCGGTATATATTTTACATCTATTTTTCTACCTTCAGCTATTAAGTCGGCTTCAACTTCAGGTTCAGTTCCAAACATACTTAGGGCTTCAAATTTTATTTCATTTCTTGTAAAATAATCCCAAGCAATTAATTCACTTAATACGCCCTGTATATTATATTGTTTCGTTTTATCTCCAACATAATAATCTTTATCTTTATAATTTTTGTGCATTCCTGTTGTCCTGTCTTTAGATATATCTTTTGCTATTCTATGAAAAATATAAGGATATTGTATTAATTTCATAATAGTTGTTTAGGATAATGTTTTTGATAATATAATACATTCTTTTCTTTTAAAGTTTCCGTCTGATAGGTTGCATCATCAATTACTTTTTTATGAGCATACACCCATTTGTAAAAAGTTCTGATATTTAAAAAGGGTTCGTCTTTGCCAAACCTTACGCCAAGTCTAAAAGCATCTTCAATTTGATTAAAGGTCATATTTCCAAAGCGTTTCTCTTGTATTAAGTCCTGAGCAAATATTTTACTAAGACTAGCTACTGTTTTGCCATCAGTATTATGTCCTATCTCTACTTTAGTTGTATTTAATAAATCATACACTTTTTGTTTTAGTTCTTCTAGGTTTTCTTGTTTTAGTGGTTTCATAAGTATTCTTTTCCTTTTAAGTATTCATTAATTTGACTATCTATTTTTGACATTGTTTTTGGTTTATCCCATTTCTTTTGATTTTTTACCCAATTCTTTAATCTTAAGTTTGTACTCCAAGTCTGTTGTAATTCAAATTTCATCTTAGTATTTGACTTATTTGGTTCAGTCCAATAATCTGTAAAACTATCTAAAATTTTTTTATCATAATCAAATAAAGATACATCATTAACAAATTTTAACCTCCTTATAGATATATTAGTACTTGTAGTATTAATACTTGTAGTATTATTCTTTAATGTTTTCTTTAATAGGGTGTTGTTGTTCTCAATTATACCCCCTTTTAATATTTTGATATACCTATATTCTATTTCTTTAGTACCTTCCTTGTAAGTGTATTCAGATGATATATAACCATATCTCACAAGTTCACTAATCCACCCTGAGATTGCTCCTTTACTTTTACCATAGAGTTCTGAAAAGTATCTGTTAGATGCAAAGCATTGTTTGTTCATATCACATAAAGCAGTTATTTCTGCATAAAGTAATTTAACATTTGGTCTTAATCTATTGTCATATCTTACCTCTGCTGATAATATTGCATAGTAATTTGGCTTATCCATTAAATAATCTTAACTGTAAAGTGATAATTTTTGAGTGCTAATTTAATATTTTTTAATTGATTACTGAAGTCAAAGTAAGAAGTTTTGATTATACACTTAACTTGACCGCTTGTAACTTCTAATTTTACATCTGAGTTTAAAGTTTCCCAAACACCATTTTGAAGTATATAGCTTTTCATTGTATTTTTATTTGAGAATATCTTTTTTACTCCATCAATATCTTTATAAGCTAAAAATATTTTATTGAAAGTTTCTCTATATATAGCGCAGGTTTTGTATAATGCCTCGTGCCTACTTTCATAGTGATATATCAAGCTTCTATCTCTATTTAAGACTTTACCAATAATTGTCCTGTGTATATTTTCCTCAGTTCTTCCTAAGTAACCTGCAATAGCTCTAGCTACTTGTAATGGTCTTTTCCTACTTCTTAAAGCAAGTGAGCCATCAGGCAACCCCAAAACTCTCGTAGTGAGGTTGCATAAATTTTTAAAGTTATCTTCTTCAGTCATCTTAAAAAGGTAAATCGGCATCACCGTTAAGCATAGTGTCTTTATTATCTAGTAAGTTTTTGCCAACAGTTTCCTGTCCTTCTTTAGCTATAAACCAACCGTCAATGTTATGATAGTATTTTCCATTGTATTCCCTTGAAGATAAGTTAATTGAAACATTAACATCAGACCCTTCTTCAATATCTCTAATGCTTTTAATCTTATCACCAAAGAAACTTATCACCACTTCTTTGTTGTAGTCCGTTCCTGATTGTTCTACAATGATAGATTGCTTTTCCCAAGTTTTTCCTGTTTTAGAAACCCCTGTTTCTCGTTCTAACTTTTTTACTAATTTTCCGATAATGTTCATTTTTATTTATTTTAGTTATTATTTTTTTTAAAATCTTCGCTTTCATCTTCGCCAAATACTCCTAGTTCATAAAACCCTGTTAGCTTCAAAACTGCTCGGCTCATAGCTCTTTTCTCAGCCATCTCCATAACATACCAAGTATTGCAGTTGCCATCTTTAAATCCTGCACCTTTGAGTGCTGAGCCAAAAGTTTGAATAAAAGCACCTTCCTTTCTTGCATTTGCTTTTACTACGCAAAAATCCTTTTCGCAATTTATAACATCATAGTCAATAGTAATGCCTTCTAGTGCTTGTATCTTTTCTATTCCTGACCTCGTTATGATTAAAAAATGCTGGTGTTTGAAAATATCCTCTTTCTCTAATCCATAATGTAAATACTTTTCCTTAATTTTTTCTGTTTTCATATTCTTTTTTTTGTTAATAATTGTGTAAATATAATAAATTTACTTTGTTTTTATATATTTAATTAATTGTTCTTTTATATATTCTAAATGTTCTGTATCAATCCATTCTAAGAAATTAAAGGCATTAAAACAGATTTGAAAATCTTTACCATCTTCATCTATTCCTCTTAAATAAAGTTCGTTTTCGTGAGCTTGGAAAGTATTGATGGCATACATTTCTTTGTGTATCAATTCATCTTCCTGTTGCTCCTTTGCATCATTCCACCCTCTTTGATATTCTGTATCTATTAAATCTTCCTGTTCCAATTTAGGCATTTTCATTAGTTGTTCTTCCAATTCTTTTTTATTCATTTTATTTATTTTAAATTAATAATTATTGGTTTCTTGTTATTATCTTGATAAGCCTTAAGGTATTCAGGCAACAGCTTATCTTGATAATCTAAGCGTATTTGC